ATCCCCAATACGTGAACGACTCTCTGCCTCGGCAGGTCGCTCTGAGAGATTGTTGCTAATAACTATTTTGCCACGTTTTTCAGTGTGTTCTTTAGTATGACGAGTTTTCCCTCTATGTCTAAGTTTCCGTATCGCACCTCGATTCCCCTTCGATTTGCGTTCGGCTTTTGTGTCAAACATTCTTGCATAGATAGCTCTATAAATGGTTGAATAACTAATGCTGAAACTCGCATGTTCCAGTTTTAGTCTCTCTGAAATCTGTTCCGGTGACCATTGATGTTCAAGAAACTTTTCTTGAACATATTTAAAAATCGTTGGATTCGAGAGTTTATGCTTCGGACGACAATTCTTTCTGCGAACTTCGTATGCAGCTTGAGCAGATATGGCAGAATACTTACTATCCACAGTATTACGAGATAACTCACGAGAGATTGTTGACTTATCTCTGCCAATGCTGTTAGCAATATATGTAATTGTGCAATTCTGTGAATGGAGAAGTAGTATCTTTTCACGCTCCTCTGGTGTAATATGTTTGTAATGACTCATTATGCCTCCTGATATTTGGATGTCTTAGCAAACACCATTTTACCAGAAGTAATGAGTCATTATTCATTTGTTGCACTTAGATTGTAAATTCAAGGGTTAAAAAAGTGCCTTCTATTTTTTCTTCAATTACAATCTTCTTTACAATTCCTGTTTCCGGTCTCCCATCAATGTTTATGTACTTGATTTTGTCGTTCCATTCATTTGCGATTGTGTATATCGTAAAATCTCCCGCTTCAGTCCATTTTCTGTTCCAGGTGATTTCGATAAACTCAATCGTCTCTAGCAGATTCATTTCCTTGTCGTAAAAATTAATCATATACCCTCATACCTTCCTGTATACGTAATCTTAGACTTGAAAGCATTACCACTATTTGAAGTTATTGATATCAAGTTCATTCCGGGTATTAACTTCAATCTTCGGAAATCTTCAACGCTTCTTACCATTGCCCCATTCTGTGTTGCGTATGCCTTAGAGCCATCTATGACAACCACATCTCCAATTTTAAGTGTCGTATTGAGATTGCATGTAACATCACCAATTTTAATTATTAAATCTTTGACGTATCCATCTGCTGTAATTTTTATAACAGGGCTTGTTTTTGCTGATCCTTGATAATCAATAACAATGCTGTCGGCTCTATCCTCGGTCGAATACAGCAGCTTATTGCTACCTGTATAGGCTCGCACAACCGCCCATCTGGCTGTTATGCTTGATAGATTTGTTTTTTCGTCACCTGCAGCAAAAAGCTCGCTATGCGGTGACAAATAGGAAAGCTTCAGTGCTGCATTTTTGCGATATCTTTCTGTAGGAAATGTAAATGCTTTAATTTCGCATTCTTTTGCGATTTTGATATCGCCCATATACACTATTTCCAAGTGAAATGTATGTGACGGATTGTGGAAAAATAGCGCCTTTTGTCGTAGAATTCTGTAATTTCCATCATTATAATGGCGTGGCACGGTTGCCACCTCTATTACTCGTGATCCTTTCCGCTTACCGGTAACTAAATCTCCATTGCCAATTCCTTTTGCTTCTGTAAATATCTCAATTTGAGGATATTCTGCTCCTTCAAGGGAGGTCATCATCCAGTCGTCATTTTCATAAGTAAAAGTTAAGCCGTCATCTCTGACGGCCCTAACACAATATCCAATATCTCTCATTAAATGTAATCTCCTGCAAATGCATATTTAGCAGTATTTTTGATTGCTTCAGCTGTCTCTCCCGGAGTTTTAACCGGCTGATAAATGTTGATGTTCTGCACAACGTTCCCTGCCGGCATTACGCCATTGCTTTGAGACGATCCGTTCCAGCTAATTTGAGCATTACGTACAAGATTTGGGTTAAATGAGTTCGTCATACTCTTTGCTGTATCATCCATTATTTCAGTCAAAATGCTCGAATTTCTGGTCACACCGACTGCGATACCTGCCGGTATCCATTTGCCGACCTCTGCAGCAAAAACTCTTGAAGGCGAACTAATTCCAAGTGCCTTTTTAGCTGACGATAAAGCCTTCGACGCAAGATTTCTCATTGAACTAAACAGTCTACCAGCTGCACCGGCAATACCCCTGATAATTCCGGAGACAATGTGGCTGCCTATATTGTGCCATCCGCCGGATGTAAATGCGCTTTTCATCCTCGATACAGCTCCTTTAGCTTTGTTCCACATAAGGCTTGGCAGCCTTAAGAGGCCGGATACAATTGCAACTACAATTTGGCCACCAATACTTGTGATTACTCCCCAAGCTGATCTAAAGCCTTGGATCATATGTACTATAGCTGTAGCTCCCGCGTTAAATAGAAACGTTGGGAGATTAGCTAGTGCATTAAGTATTGTCGTTCCCAAACTCTGCGCAGCACTAAACAACGCCCCAACGCCCCCTCTCAGGGCTCCCGCTATACTGCGCACTATAGTGCCACCGAGACTCAACCAGTTAAACGCTGTAAATGCATTCCATATAGCTCTCAATATCTGAGGTATATTTGCAATTAGTGTCGGAATAGCTTGGATTATGCCTTTTGCTAATGTAATGATTATTTTTACACCCGTAACAAGCAGTTTCGGAGCATTATCATTGATAATACCTGCTATGTTGGTTATTATCTGCGGCAATTTTTGTATCAAAATCGGCAGTGAATTTGCTAGTCCTTGTGCAAGTTTAAGCAGCATATCCGCTCCGGCGCTTATAAATTTTCCCGCGTTGCTTCTGAGTGATGCGGTGAACTGCGTAATCATATCCAGCCCTTTTGATATCAGTTTAGGCATATTAGCGCCTAAGCTATTACCTATTTGGCCAAATAATTGCGGAAATGTACTGCCTATCACACTTACGATTCCCTTAGCTATATTGCCTAGCGCCGGTAACAAGTTGCTCAGGAATGTACCTGTAGACGTTACCAGTTGCTGTAACGTTTGACTTACGTCTCTTCCGAGGGTTAGATTGCCCAAGAAGTTCTTTGCTGAAGCTTTCATCATGTTGAACGAGCCGGATATGGTACTTGCCGCTTCCTTAGCTGTTGTGCCGGTTATACCCATCTGCGTTTGGATCGCGTGAATAGCCTGTGTTACGTCAGAGAAGCTGCTGATATCGTACTTCTTGCCGGTTAGCTTTTCGGCATCATTTAGAAGCCTCTGTAGCTCACCTTTGGTACCGCCATATCCTAGCTTGAGGTTATCAAGCATTTGATACTGCCCTCTAGCAAGGGACTGATATGTCTGCGTGATCATATTTATATCAGAGCCCATCTTGTTAGCATTATCCGACATGTCCGTAATTGCCTGATTAGACAATCTTGCTGCCTTTTTGGTGTTTCCACCGAGCGAACTAATCATAGCAGCCGAAAATGATGTTACATTTTCCATGTATTCATTAGCTGACATGCCTGCAGTCCTAAACGCTTGCGAAGCATACTGCTTCACTCTTCCGGCAGAGCCTTTGAATAGCGTTTCAATACCGCCGAGAGACTGTTCCAGCTTCGCACCCTCAAAAATTGCAGTTTTCAGAACCTTCCCTATTCCTGCTGCAACTAGCGCAGCTTTTATTTTGCTGCCTAATCCTTTTCCGAGCGATGTACCAGCGCTATCGATATCGCCGCCCATCGATTTTTTAAGCATATCGCCAATTCCTTTTGCAGATGGGATAACTTGTACATATGCTTTTCCTAATTCAGTTGCCATTTATATCCCTCCTACGAGCTTTTCCCTTGCCGCCTCATAATCTTCCGCAGATTCAAATACAATATTTTTGTGTGCATCTAAAGATGACTCGCTATAACCTTGCCGTAGCCACTGAGATATACAAGCAGGGCGATTCCTGTTTTTTTCAGCATCTTCAGTCTTTGACCACAGCAACAGATTCACAACATCAAAAATGGAAGCTAATAAAAAAGTATCGGGTGTTACTGTAAGTCCCGATACTTTTATCTTTATTCTGCTTGTATTTCTTAGTCCCGCTGCAAGCCTTGCAACCAATCTGGCCGGTAGTGCGCGAATATCAAAGATGTGATAAGTTTCTGCGAAATCGCAAATCAATGCATCTTCATCAATATTAATGAAACCGGCAAGGGCGATTAGTTTTTTAATTCTTGACTCACCCTAAATATGTCGCTAAGTTCTTTCTCGATCGCCTTGCCCGGGACAATTCCATCTTCGGTTCTAACATGTTCGTACAGTCTCTTCTTTTCCTCTTTGCCAAAGAGTAGTGTTATTACTAAAGATATTTTCAATGGATCGTCATCAAGCTCTGCAAGCGCATCGATTAGTTCCATGTTATCTAATTGTCCTGCTTCGATATTAAAAACGAAACCGCTTTCCGTTTCGCCACTTACGTATTTCTTATCTGCCATATTTCAAAGCTCCTTATGCTTTCTCAATATACTCATAGTGAGTATTTTCAGTTCCATCAGGTTTTGCTGTAATCGTTATCTCATACCCGATAACAGCATCATCTTTGTACTCAACTTCGCCTACATCCGATATTTGTCCAACCGGTATCACAAGCCTCTTCAGATACCCGCCTTTCAGGACAGTTTCTACAACGTAAATACCATCTTCAGCTTCTGCAGAATTTGACTTGATTGTAACCTTGTCAGCCAATGTTCCTGTTACATTGCTGCTACCGAAGACGGTTTTTAGCACCTCAACATTGAGTGCCTCTATCAAGGTCATTTCAAACTTATCCGTTTTCTCCTTAAGCAGGGATGCTACTGTATTACCACCCCAAGCTTTGACGTCATCTGTATCTATCTTGTTCTCGTTTTTTACACCATCGTCGCTGATATACCCAAGCGATTTAAACGCTTTGTCAAGTGCTGTTTTAGCATCCGTTGGGACTGCCGTTCCTAGAGGTGCTCTAAAGATCGCTCCACCCACTTTGGGTTTTCCAGCGGTAACATATGCCGAATTTACATTTGCTGCCATTTGCATTTCCTCCTAATTTTTATAATAAGTGATATCGTATACAGCTTGGTATCTATACCGCCCTATATCGGTATCTGTAAAATTGTAATCTGAGTTCAACTCTGCCTTGATAACGTCTCCCATACCCTCAGCTATTTTATTTACAGCAATCTTCACTTCTTCATTGAGTTTTGCTGCCTTAAACTTCGAGGTTTCATACGATTGTATCGCTATTGTTGCTGTGCTTACTCCTACCGATTCAGCTCCGCCAGTTTTTTCGATTAATACAAAAGTTTTTTCGGCATCTTTCGGTTCTTCCATATACACTTTAGTTGGGGCTAGTTGTTTTTTTAGCCATTCAAACAGTATCAACTCAATCATTACTAACCTTTCATAGCCTTTAGCAGCGTATTGTTTTTTGAGTTATCTTTTCGCGCTTTTATGGTTTTCGCATGCACAGATGCATTTACACGATTTTTACCAACATGTGTGGTTACTTCATAACCATCACCACATCTATTTTGGATTCTTTTTGCATGTCTGCTGCACTCTTCCATGATTCCATCTGACCGCAGTAACTCTCTTACACCGCTTCTATTTAATTTGAATTTAGCCATAATATTTCACCTGCACTTGCTTATTCCACGATAGCGGGAGCATTTCTTCTATGCCCTCCACAGGTTCTCCCACAACCTTGAATGTTTTTCCAAAAAACTCAACAAGGCAATCCGTCCAGGTGTGAGTATCGCCCTTTGGGATTGCAAGCTTATATATAACCTCATCACTCTTAATCGAGTGTTGTGTAATTATGTCGTCAGAAGATACCGGTGCGACAAGCACGTTATGAATAGCAACCGGTGTTTCATCATATATATTTGCATCAAATTCATCTTTACCCCTAACTATTTTTTCATAGAGTGTTACAGTAATGCCTTTAATCTCCATATATATCAATTACTCCCAGTTTCTGTTTTCTCAGTCCTAGCCGTGCCAGTTCCGACTCTTTGATAAATAGCCCACCCCCAGGTATTAAAAATGTACCTGACGTAGTATATCCCATTGCTGATTGTGAGAACTGTACCATCGGTTCTGTGTCAGTTGATGTCATAAGCGTTCTAGCTACAACATCAACCGTAACCGACTTGGTGACATTTAACAATGCCGGAGAATCTTTTATCATTTTATCCAGATCCTTACCTACCATATTTGCTTCATGTCTCAAGCTGTCACATACAATTGGCAGGAGCGCTTCTGCACGCTCCTGCTCACTTGTTGTCAATGTTTTCCACAACGCTTTGATGTCTTCAATGGTTGCATAGTTACTCATAGTTACGCCCTCTTGCCGCGACCTTTTCCTGTTGTCTTCGATTTTGGTTTTTCGGCGTCTCCAGGTTCAACGTCTTCAGATTCAATTACAGTCTCATCAACTTCTTCCCAAAACCCGCCTGAAATCGAGGCATCTACCTCGATTACTTCTCCGGTTACTTTATTTATGTATTTCATGACTTATCCTTTCTTGATGATTCTTGCAAAAGCTGTCGGATCCAGAATCCCCCATCCGATATAAGTCTCGGCTCTCAGATATACCTGGTTATAGGCCTTGAGATCCTTGCCACTCTGATCAGGATCGCCATAAGGGATAATCTCAAGTGGAATTTCTTTCGCGAATCCCCACTTAAATGCCGATGCGAAGTCACCAACGTAACCGGCAGCATTATTTGCGTAAGAAACCGTGCTGTTTACGTTGCACGCTGTCCCGCCTAATGCTGCAGGGCTAGCTCCGAATCTGAATTCCGGATACTGCGGAACTCCATTTACCTTAATTTTAGCAAGCTCACTCCCAAAGTTTTTTGATAGCGCAAAACCGGTAACATCATATTCTCCGATTGCCAGAGCTGCTGTTTCGAGTACCGCCTCTTCCGTTCCTGCCACGTAATCGACTTTAGTTACACCGGTCGCTGTGTCGAAGCTGTTAGTTCCAATCAATGAGGATACCTGCTTGTCTCGAGGATTAATTCCGTGCATAGCCATGATGTCAAGGCCTCTTGCAACCTTTTTTGAATATCCATCGTTAAAGGCTGTAAGAATATCGAGCTTCTTTTCTTCGGATGCATACACAAATTCATCCGACACTCTTGCGCCATACTCAACTTTAAGAGGTGCAACCTTGACGGGTTCAGCCTTTAACTTCCCTGCAGACTTTTTTCCACCCTCTGCAACGAGATTCACTTCATCGTCCATCGAAAAGACGAATATGCTGTTACCTGTAAAAGCAATAGGAATCTGCGCGGATAGCTGCGCTAAGGTTGAATGTCCTTTCACTTTAGTGAATAAATCCTCTACAACTTCCGGCTCGAACATTGTGCTCATCTGTAGTACATCTGCCATTTTTGTTTCTCCTTTACATCTTTAAATTGCCTAACATCGTTTTCAGACCAGCCTTTTTCATATCATCTCCGGATGGCTCAGTGTCTTTGAGCGGTTGAGATTTTGGCTTGACTAAAAACTTCTTAAATGATTCTGCATCTTTTTTCAAAGCCTCTTCATCGTCTCCGGAGAGCCTATCTGCAACTTCAAAAGGTATACCCGCTTCTCTTGCAATTTTGATTTTTAAATCAGCTTTTTCATAGCTTGTAATCTTAGACTGCAGGTCAGCTACTTTTTTTTCATGTCCAGACTGCTTTTCTGTGAATTCTTTAATCTGCTTGTTCTGAGATGCAATTGTTTTCTCAAGTGTCGCATTTTTTGACTTGATATCATCATAGTCACTATACTGTTGAGTAAACTTTTCTTTTTCTCGAGTAATACGAGCTTGAATCGCATTATCGAACTCTTCTTGCGTTGTGATCGGTGTAAAATCACTCATTATTCCACCTGTCCTTTCTCCCACTTAACCGGGTGGTATCCGTAAATATCTAAAAAACAGCCCAATATGGACTGTTTTAATAGCTTATTGTTTGCTTTTCATATATCTTGCTTTCAGAGCACTGCCAATATGCCAGGATAACACTATCCATCAAGGCTATTTCCATGCCATCTACTAGTGACCTGTAGCCAAATCCACCATTTGAACCGATAGCTCTTTTGTCGCAATTGCTTATCATCTGCACTAAAGACGGCTGGCCTGCATGGCATATTTTTTGGGAATACAGTCCTTGTTCAAATGCTGCATTTGCATTGATAATTTCCTTGACCGTTGGCCAAATCGGCGCTCTTAACCGCATATCTCTCATATCCGAGTCAAGTAATTCTTGCCCATTAGCTCCATCTACGACAACTATATCTACATGAGGATTCATCATATATGGGATCATCCATTCGTTGCCGGCTCGTGTTGGTCTGCAGTCAATGCATTCAACGAATATGCGATCATCTTTCGTCCTTGAAGCTATTGACATGGCCACATTCGAGCCGTCACGACCATATTTGACGCCTATATATAATTTTCCATGTAATTCAGGCATGCTTTGTACTTGAAGTTCTTCCCACTCAGCTTTGCTTATAGCTGATTTCTGGTTATATCTTAGCCACAAACCTAGTCTCTGTATGTTGAAATCAGTATCATCATTACCGACCTCATCAAGGATTTTTCTCTCGCTCAGGATTGTACCGAGCGATGGGTTAGTTTCGTACCAAGCCTCTTTGTCCTTTGGATTTGTTTTTTCCTCTACAGACCATTCCGCCCAACCGGTATTGACTGTTTCGCCTGCAAGTGTTTTTTGTCGCAATTTTGTAAATACTGTGCCGGAACTGACCGGAGTGGGCGGGGTGCCGCAATATATCGTCTGTGGATTACTGCTATCTGACACCACGTATTTAAGTGCAGATTCCTGATCGTCAGTATACTCCTGCGCCTCGTCTATGATCAGCAAATCGAATCCTTCTCCAAGACCACCTTTTGATGTTCTTGTCCTAAACTCAATTTTGCCTCCACCCTCAATTTCGATATGTTCCTTACCGAATGCCCGGTAAGATGACACAATCTTAATTTTGGCTTTTGTCAACAAATCCAGCAATCTTTCCCATGCTGCATGAGTTGTAGTAGTTCGGTGTGCTGTATGCAGTATTTTTTCACCGTGTTTAAGCCCCCACATTTCACGTATAGCTATAACTTCATTTTTGCCATTCCTGCGCGGTACTGAATACCCGAATTTTGTATGTATCCATAGCTTGTCAGTATTCCGAGCAAGTATGTCATAGAGCAGTAGCTCCTGCCACTCTTGCGCCTTCTTGCCGGTTTTATTGTATAATTTGACGGCTTCGTTGCCTTTTGTCCTGTGATACGGTAAGACTACAGACCCGGTTGGTATCTGCCGACCTTTCCGGATCTCTGTCATGCTGTTACCTCCATTCTTGATAAGTTATGGGGTGACTGATGGGAATCGAACCCATGATGTCGGGATCACAATCCGATGCCTTAACCGCTTGGCCACAGTCACCATATTGACATCTGAAGTATGAGATGATATATTCAGATTAAACAGAGGAGCTTCTCTCCCCGCCACCCATTTTTTCTTGTGGGGGGGACAGGAGTTCCTCTTTTATATTCTTTCAAAAACATTAATTATTCGATTGTTCTTGAGAACAATTACGCCTTTCAAATGTTTTAAGCGTTCACTTCTAAATCCATTTTCTATATCTGAAAATATCCTTTCTTTTTCCAGTTGACACGAATTAATCTCTAATGCTACGTAGTTTGCTTGCCCTTTGGTTTCACGCAAATTATTGTAAATAGTGTTTTTACCACCTCCGGTCGGTGTTTTTTTATCAATTTTGTATTTGCCATCAAGCAAATAATCAGGTGTCTTTATTCCTTGCGGATCATTGATTTTAGGTAGCATCTGAAGATTTCCACCTATTCGATTTACTATTTCTTTGCCTGTTTCCAGTTCATCATGTGTATATTCCAAGATGTTCCTTTTTCCATCGAGTACATATTTAGTCCCATCAATCACGTATTCGTTTTTATCCGATAATACTTTGCCATCAATTTTGTATTTTTCTCTTATCTCCAAAGTGTCAACACACGCCCTATTTTCGTCTCTTGCTATGCGCTTTAGCCTTCTGATTTCAGCATCCATCTCTCCGGAAAGCTCTTTTACTCGTTCAATCCTTGCCGCTTTTTCCGATTCAAACTCTTTCTTGCTCCAGACATCCTTGTACTTGCCTTTCATGCTCCTGAATAGCACCATGCATTTACAATAATCATGTCTTCGGAAAAAGTCGGCCGGCTGCTCTCCGTACTCATATTCTCCTGCGAGACTAGCGCACCAGTCGCAGCACTTCCCAACTTCTCGGCGAATTACGATAGTCTTTAGTCCAACCTTAGCCGAGCTTCTGGCATTTTCTCTGACAAAATCGTCGTAATAAGCTTGAGTTATATTTTTTATCGGCTCATCAAGATACCTCTTCATTGCCTCTTCAGCAATATCTTTTCGAGTTTTACTCATCCTCTTCAGTTCCTGCATTGTATGCTTCGACAAAGTTATTTATAAGCGATTCAATTCTTTCTTCCGGAAACGGCGAAATAATCGTTTTGATATGAATACCGGCATTTTGGTGTTCCGTTTCAAGGACTTCAGCGGCCGCTTGATTAACTATCGTGTGTATATTTATCATTAGCGGTTTTATTGCTTTTTCGGCGATATTCCAATACATTTTCCCATTTGGCAAAATGTCCGGCTTAATATTATCTTGCAAGGCCCTAACCCCGATATCTCCTAACCTTTTGCATAATGTAATGACATCTTTTTGAGTCGCTATGTTTTTTTCAATTCTCCGATTTAACCCTCTTATAATCATATCGACAGCTATATATTCGCTGAATGATTCATCAATCATTTCTTTGAGCTTGATACCTATATCAACCATAGCGCCTCCTTAATTGTTGCTTGCTATACCTGTGATATCTCTTAAGGTTTCTTTATCCAGATATTCCGGCACTGCCTGATTAAGCTTGATTGCTCCATCACCTATGCTGCTTAACATAGCTGCATCCGGCTCGAACACAGGTTCCCATTTTGCCGTAGTCAGATACAACTGCCTACGCTTAAATGCGTAATTGTCTCTTACACATGCGGCTAAATAGCCCGCATTGAGGAAGCCTGCGCTGAAGTTCCTTTGTGCCTTTTTTGCATACAGCCTCAGTGTCTCATGCGATGCCTTAATAGCTTCCTGTGATGATGGATTATCCATTACGAACCCCAAATCATCCATGGTCAAGCCTGTTTCACCTGCAAAAAGTGAAGCGAACATTTTTAGCTGTTCTGTGTGTGGCTGCATGGACTGCTGCGTAAATTGCCCGAACTTCGGTTCTCCGTCATTTCTGTTACCTGATTTCGAAAGTGTGAACATAGCCGACATCGCCGCCTGCCATTTATCAAGTATTTCTACGTCACGATCGAGTCCGGTTACCCATTTTTGCGGGAAACTAAAAAATTCGGCAGATATTTCCGAGCGTTTAATCGTCCTGGATGCCGATGCCATGATCGACATACAAGCGCGGCTTATTCTCGACCTTCCGAACGGTCTATTTGCATCAGGTCTGTAAATTATCGGCACTAATAACGGATAAGGCGCCGGGTTATCGTATATTTCTGCCCCTGATCGCTTGTTGTAAATAATCGTGGATTCAGCTGTAAAATATGCCTCGACCTCTGGGTTGTTATAATCATCCCTCTTCAGCACTGCATATCCTTCCAGGAGCATGTTTGTGACCGGATCCAGCACACCAGTTGCATCATCTCCGTTTATCACCTGCAGACGAGGATAACCATCTGCATCCGGAACTATATAGATAAACGAGCATGATGCGATTAGCGCTCCCAATATCGCACTATCGAACAACACATCAGGATTATTTGATTGATATATGCTATTAATTTCGAAGTAGTCGTTAGCAAATTCTCTAAACACGAGTCTGTCAGCGACACTATCAACAGCTTTTCCGCACCAGCCAAGAGTAGACATCATATTTCTGAGTTTTGGCGGTGTAGATATACCGAAATCCGGAACGCGATGTTTCATCGAGTAATACATGTATCGTGTCTTAACCCGACCCCTCTTGATTAATAATTTTTTTCTTAAATAGTCGATACCTTTGTATGCCATTTTTATCTCCTAAATTTTTTTATTACACCCCCATCGCCCGAGGTAGCGTGTGTTTTTTTTCGTAGTGACGGCGTGAAGGTCACCGTCGCCGCAGGGTAGGGTATCATGCCCCCATGTTTCCAGCTTGAAAAAATTTCGTTAAAATGTTTAAAAAGTTCTCCAATCTACGCTTTGAGGAAGAACTCTATTATTAATTATTTCCGTCTCTCCTGTCGGTGTTACTTTGTTGTTCAGAAGCTTGTCCGATTTCGTCCGATTGCAAGTCCAATGAGCGAGTTGAAGGTTCTCGATGTCGCTCGGATGTCCGCCTTTTGCAACTGGAATTATATGATCAATACATGCTGATAATGGATGTGGATACTTCAGTGAAAAATCCACGGGACGGCCGCAGATTCCACAAACCGACTGGGTGGCATAAATCTTTTTCTTGTTCCTTTCAAAGGTCCCCCGGTGGGTACTATTTTGATCAGGGCGGGGTATATTTTGCTGCAAAGCAACAGCGACTACTCCACTTGAGGATTTACTCACTGTCCCTGTAGCTTCGGTACTGCTAATATCAAGTGGTTCAGTCATTCTTCGTGTACTTGATATTCCCATCGCAGATGTCATTTTCTGTTGCTGCAGTTCCTCGATTGCCTTTTGTACTTCTATTTTTTTCAATAAATTATATCCGGCAGCACCCGCTGTTTTACGACTGCAGCCATAGGCTTTTTGGTAAGCTTGCGTGGCGTTAAAGCACGTCACATAATAAGCACAAAATAATTTTTGCTTAGATGTAAGAAAATTATTTTTGACGAGACTTCCCGACTCATCCTGTAGTGCTTTTTTAAGTTCCTTTTTAACCGTCTTTCTCTCTTTGTTTTTTTGCACGGTTTTTGCCGATGCACTTACCTTCCATTCGCCACGCCTCTTCCATGAGCGCAATGTATTTTCATTTACATCTAGCGCAAGAGCGATTTCACTGACGGAATAGCCCTCTTTATATCTCCGCTTTGCCTCTTTCTTTTTCTCTTCATTCGTCATGATTGCATAAATAAATGCGATGGCTTTCGCCACCGCTTGCTCAATATTATTTAAGGAGTACTTCATGGTTTATTCCCACATACACTATAGCATGAGTGCACCCTGAATTTTACTGAACTCTTTTGTAATTTCGTTGCTTTTCAACATCCTGTAATGCTCTTCCATGCAGGGTATATACCCATCGCTCGGTCATATACATTTCTTCTGCGATTGTTTCAAAAGTCTGCATCCTTATGTATCTTCTGCGCAATACTTCCGCATGATCTGCGTTTGACAGCTTATATATTGCCTCCTCAATTTTTACCCGCTGCCGCCAGAGTTCGTCTCTTAACTTTTTTCGCCTTTCTCTCAAAGTAGCTAATCTAACAGCTGTATCTTCTGTAACCTTGCTAATACTATCACCGCCCGGCATTCCGTCATAGCTTACCGCCTTAACTCCCAGCGTTTGTTCTATATCAAAAATCTGATTGTCGAGTTGTGTTATTCTCTCACCGATTCGTCTATACTCATTCATGAATTCTTTTGCTGTCATAATTTCCCACCTAAATAATCCACTCTTTACAGAGTGTCTATGCTAACTAAATCCTCAAAGCTGACCTGCTCTATTTCAGCCATGCGGATATATCCTTCTTGTCTATTTACTATCTTTCCTTTTCGCCACGTCCTTATTCTTGGCACCGGATCTGTAGCAACCATCTGATATTCTTTGTGCTCCAGTCCTGTTATTGGATTCTCAAATTTTCTGATCGAATCCTTATCAAGCTGATACCCTTTGAACGCTTTAGGATCAGCGAATAATTGTGCCACACTTACATATTCTCTCTTAACGATAGGCCTCTTCAGATTTCTACTTGCCGCCCATCTTCTCTTTGTCGAGCTCTCTGGCTCTCTAAATGTTTGCTGAGTCTCTTTAACCAAGTATTCTGCAAGTTCTGTATAATTGCGCGATCTATCCAGCGTAGATAACCATATGTGTCCAAGTTTCCATTGTTTATCGATAATTTTACTGTCTATGTAATTCATCACGATGTGATGGTGTATTCTTTTATTTTTATATTCGGTAACCGCAACATAATAAAACTCTTTGCCAAGCTTTCTATATTCGTTTCTCATTCTGCTGATGAATAGAGATAGCTGATGCTTAGCCTCTTCAGGTGATAACTCAACAGCATATGTCAATGTGGCGTGAAAGTCACCCGGAAAGAAATTCATGTTCAGCAACCTTGCCAGCATTTTGACTGCCAGTCTGTCATTATTTTTCTGTACAGCCTCATTTGTCTTATTCTTTTTTGCTTTTCTTCCTGTTCTGGTTGCTCTAAATGTCATCTTGATAGCGACATCTATCACAGCACCAGCTGCACATATCTCTCTAATTACTTTTGACATTATCTTTTCCCTTATGGCTCTATTATTAATACTCTAATGAACCTTTACCCCGGACTTGCACCGGACTGTTTTCTTCTATATATATGTAGTTTTTTCTGTAATCATGCGGGCGGCTAATCGCCGCCCGCAATCTATATGATCTGTAGCTATTATTGTTGTGCTCTTTATAATCCTTATAATCCTTATTAAATTAGTTGCTACAGGTTCATATCGTTATTGTTCTTCTTTTAATCTCTGATATCCAGCTTCTGTAATTTCACATTCATTGCATTATCCTTTCCGCCGCTGTCTTGGCTTCAATCAAACCTATTCATTTAATGCCTCCAGCTCTGACGTTAATATTTCCGTTAGAGCCTTTTTGAATTTACTTGATGTGTTTTCGTCCATTTTTGCAAGTTGACCTAGACATTCGTTAAATATCGTCTGCATCGATTTAACATTTATGCGAAATGCGGTAATTATTTCACCGCTAGAAGCTGCCATGTTTAGTTTTTCAATCTCTGCTCTCGCTTCCTCTAGTTCTTTCTCTGTCTTAATTTTCTCTGTCTTAGCCTGAACATTCGCTGTGGCGACAGCCTTTTCAATCTCTCTATCTAATTCAACTCTTGCTTCTTCAAGAGCTTTCTTGACCTCGTCGTCTTTGTCTCTCTTGGTCTTCTTTAGTTTATCCTTTTCCTTCTTCAGCTTTTCTTTCAGCTCTTCAATTTCTTTAGAGCTTACTCCTGGTTCGCCCTTTTCTTCTTCGAGCTCTTTTATCCTGCTCTTTAGTTCGACTATCTCCGCATTTTGAAGCTTAAGGTCTGCAATTTCTTCCTTCAGTTCTCTAACTGTCATTTCAGAAATGTCGTTATTTTCGACCACCTCTTTAGCCACCTCTTCAGGTGCTGCTAAAAGCGCGAACACCTTGGAAATATTCAAATCCGCAAACGTTTGCGCTTTTGAAAACAGGCTATTTTCTTCTTCACATCTTTTGGCCAGCGACATCATCATTTCCGCTTTCCTCTTCGAGAAATCTAGGTGTGATTCGCACCATGATTCAAATTCGCCATGTTTTAACCTCTCTTTAATTACAAGTAGTCGCTGTCCTGCGTTTGCTGCAATCATCATTGCGATGCTGCCTATCATCTCCATCTGTTGATATAGTCCGTTGACTTCGATCTGCAGTTCCTCTGTTGTTTTTGCTGTCAGTTCCTTTTGAACCTCATACTCTACGTTCGTTATTTCTGTCATTATGCTACCCTCACCTTCTTATCTGCCTTGATTTACTATCAGATTCAACCAGTTATCTACCCACGTTCTCACTTCGTCATCCGGAATAGTATTTCCTCTCCCAAAGCACTGCTTGATACTCTTCGTTTTGAGGTCTAGTTCCACTGTCACCAAAGATTCGTTTTCTTCACCAACTTTTCTGACAACAAATACCGATGTTCTTCCTTCTACAGCTCTGTCATAATATGAGGCGACACAATTTCTGTTGTTTCTGCCCTCGTTATTAAAATCTTGTATATCTCTTAATGGTCTTATGAGATATTTGTCGTCGATATATATAAGCTTCTTTAGGCTTGGTAAGTATTTTTCTTCATATTTTTTCTGCTTTTTTGCTTTTTCAGCTTTTCTTCTTTCGTCAAGCGAAGCTCTATATTCAGATGAGACTTTGTCGTGTGCTTCCTTAAGATATTTAGGATACTTATAATAATCATTCATTGGATATTCCATGTCTTTAAGTTGTCTCATGTAATCCTTGTACTCTATTTTTGTCATGTTTATTACAGCAGGTGTAGGATGATTACATAACTTTGCTTGTTTATCCAGGTAAGTTGCTAATCTCACAAAGTCCTCATTTTGGGATTGGATTTCATTCACTGCAAATATTTTTCTGACAATTTTTAAGTGGCTTTTCTTCACCTTTCTTGTCTTCGACAGGATTTTATAAAAAGCTATTCCTTCTATATCAAACATATCCCAGTTCTTGAGCTTGTCCACGTCCTGAGGTGATAGCCTCAAGAACTTCGCAATCGTTTTCCCTTTCCAATTCGGAAATATGTATGTTGGATAGTGCATTATTTTACTGCTGATTATTCCTTCAAGTCCTGCCTTTTTTATAAATTCCACTTGCGGATACTTTGCACATAGGGCTGCTTCCTTAGCCATGTAGTCTGCATTCCCCGGATCAATATTCATGTATCGTATGAACGTATCTTCTAACTGCTCTTTTTTTACGAGATTTTTGTATGTTCCTTGACCAATATATACTCCGCCTTTCTTTTTTTGATACCAGTCCTGCTGATAGTATCTGTATACATACATGTGTTGGCTCTGATTAGATATGCATATGATTTGATTTAACTTTATTGTCGTTGCATCTTCTATGCAGTCTACCGCCTGTCCGCTATATCGCCACCCAGCCTCAGCTACTACAAAATAAATCGTGTCATTTCTGTAAAACATCCATACATAGCTATCGTAGCTGCTTATCGGAAGACAAGTGTGCGGCATTGCTACAACTTTTGTATAGCAATGCGGACAGTAAGTTGTGTCACCCTTTCTTAACTTATCGATATAATTAAATGTATATCCGCAGTATGGGCAATGCGCTATTTTCTGATATCGATTATAGATAAGGGGCTTTTGCAAGCCTTCATTTACTATTTTTTCCAGATCTGCCGGATACTCTATCTCGACCGGAGTATCCTTTAAATGTTCGTAAATATATCTCATGATTAACTCCCTATATCAGATCTAAGATATCTACCACTTCCGTGATATGTGCTTTTGTTTCACCGAGCTCGTAATACTTCAGCACCATTTCTTTGACTTCTTCATCTGAGATTGCAGCAATGTTATCAACTGCCTTCTTCCTTGCTTCTTCTGTTATGCTATGTATTAAATCCTTAATGGACTTCTTGCCATTAAGGATCTTATTTGCTACTTCTTCTGTGGTGCAGTGTTCGTTTACCGTCTCTTCAATAAACGTCGCTAATGCACTTTTTATTTCCAGCGATTCATCTGTGATTTTCGCTCTTGCTTCATTTATTCTTTCCATCTCGTTACTCCTCGTTAGAACAACTTACTACCTGGACACGCATCATTATTTCTTTTTGTCGCTGACTGCTACCATAAAAGCGAGTGTTAGGCACACAAGTGCCGTTACTGTTACTACTGTCCAATTCATCTTGATACCTCCTATAAATAGTTGCGGCCGATTAGTAACATCCAATCTCGCCGTGCTTGTTCTTTTGTCAGTCCTTGCTCTATCAATTCATTTTCGTACTGCTGTTGATAGAATTGCCTCAGTTTTACGTTTTCGCATTGCGCCCATTCCGTGCAATTCCAATGAAGTTCCTCATGATGTTTTCTACAAACATCAACTTGAAATTCATGGTCAATGCTTATCTGTCGGTTTGATCCGCCAAAAACCTCATGTCGTTCGGCATAAGGTTTGCCACAATACTTGCAAAACCTGTCCGATTTGTTTTTCCACCCATTTATTTTCTTTTTCTTCTTAGCAGACCGTGGCTTTGGATAGGCGCAGTTTTGATAGTAATTGTCTAATTCGCCCATATCATCAAACGTATAACTGCGAGCAAAAGAGATATCAACGCCCCTATGTCGAATATGAGAAATAGCAAGTTGGCATTTTTATACCTTTTTTCAGCATATTCATGTAAGGCTATTACACCTATCACTAGCACCAAAACCATTAGCCACCATGAAATCTTTAACATTTTTTCCTCCTAATCGAACTTTACTCTCACCCATGTATCATCATCCTGAGTCGCTGACTCTTTGCAGCTAACTACCGGGAGTGCCAGTTCTTTTATTATTCCATCTTCAATTTCCTGAAGTTCCGTCCTTGTCAATTGATCTTCGGTGAGCATGTCGCCGAAGCAATGCCTTCTTCTTTTGATGTCCATAGATCACCCTATATAGTTAGCTGGTTGCTCTGTTTTCTAACTCTCTTGATATCCACCTTTTCAGCTGCCGCCTTGATGGTTATCTCACTATTAGCAACCTTGATTTTTATATTTTCGATGACTCCTGCATGGACTAGTTCGCACGATGTCTTTATAAAGCTAATGCCGGCATCATCAATCGGAGTAAACCTCAATCCTCTTGACTTTTCTCCGCACAACATTTCGACATTGGCTTCCATGAGCCTGTGCCATTTTGCTTCGCTTTCGCAGTCGCATCTCTCTGTTGCAAGACGCGTTGCATCTTCTGCATTATTTGCCTCAACTAGATGCATCTGTCCGCAATCTACGCAATATCCTTCCATATGTTTACCTCTCTTCCTCTTATCCTGCTAAAACATTTCTCTTTGTTCGCCTTCTCTGGCATACAGCCGCTCATACTCTTTTTCTCTAGCTTTGATATCACGCTCTTTGGCTTCGATAATCTCCACCAGTCTTTTTTTCGTTCTAAGGTCTGGATTCTTAGACGCTTTAAATCTCGCCTTATATTTATCTACACGCCGTTCATCTTCCTTGTTGGCGAGGGCAAGGACGCGCATTTGCTGCCTGCCTTCCGGATCATACCTGCAGTGCCAATCGTCGCAATACTCACACTGCCGGCAGCACGCATCACAGATTGTGCCTTTAATTCTGCGACACCACCAGAAGGCTCGATTTACTCCCGGTGTTCCATGTTCATGACCGCACCGGTCGCATACATACCCAATCTCTACCATTGTTACTGGCATTGTGCGATGATATCTACGATCATCGCTGTTCCGGAATCGGCAGTGACATTAGCTGTCTTTTGATAGCCGTTATCAAAAGTTGCGACCACAAGCTCATATGAACCTTCTCGTTCATACTTTAGCGATACCAAATCACAGAAACCTCTCGTCAGTTGCAGCGCATGTAGCAACTCATTACATATTTTCTGTTTGTCTTCCATTTGTGTTATGTCTCCTTTGCCAATTATCAATTGCACCCTATGGCGTATAAGAATATCCACAGCATCGGGATTAACAGTGCGAACAAAATTACTCCTATCAGCTCACTCATCCGGAACTTTCCATCTTCGTCCGAACACATATACCTAATCGATTCTGCAAACCTCTTCATTTTCGTTCTCTCCTTCATTTTTTTACCGTAACCTCAATGGTGATTGCAGCCTCTGATATCGCATTTGCATATCCTGTGCAGTACATTAGTTCTGCAAGTGGTTCTAGTTCAGGTGGAAAATCTCCGTCAAGGCAGTCTTCGAAGCTTATATACAGCATCTTTTTATGCTTTTCATATGCTGCCTTTGCAGCATCTACTGCAGCTTCTTCGGTTATAATTGGTTTTGGATTTTTTTCATTCATTGTTTTTCTCCCTTATCAGCTCCTATGCTACTAATCCTTTTCCCTGCAGGCTTGCTCCAGTAGTTTTTTCACTGAATCAAACGTCCTCATCAATATCACCTCTCATAATCTCCAGTGCGCGAAGCATCGTATAGAATTCCGTTTGAGCCTGCTTTGTCGCTTTATCAAAAAGTCCAAACCTATCAACCATTTCACGATAAGTTGTTTCAAGTCCCGCAACTTCTTGTGACAGCTTGTCTAAGTTTTCTGACAATTCTGCGCTAACAGTTTCAAACTCCTTTAGTCGGAACCTGTATTGTTTGCCAATTTTATAAATCCCTCTCGCTCCTTGCTGACCTAGCTTCCGGAGCACCTGTTCATCTATCTGCAGTATCTCAGAGGCTTCTGCGGTCGTTATATATCTTTTCTCTATTGGTGTATCCATCTTCTTCTCTCTTTCTCCTGGTTGTATAATCCTCCTAAGGCTGGCATTAATCATCCTTTTTGGATAACGGAGATTTTAAAAGCATTGCATTTTTAGTGAATACATCTTGAACTAGTTTTACACTGTCATTTAACACTTCTAATGTCAGTCTTTTATCTCTCATTTGATTTATAATCATATTTGCCAACTCTCCAGCTTCTCTTTCTTTCCAGTTCTTGTGTGTTTCCATATTGTTCTCCCTCCTCAGTTCTCTGTGCTGTATAATCTCCATATAGTTCTTTGTTTTAGAAAGGATTCTTGTTATGATTTCATTAACCAAAAAGGAACTTGACTCTCTGAAAAAGCTGCGTAATAATCCTTCTACTCAGGAGTCGATTTACAACTTCGAAACAATGCTCTCTTACAATCTCATTGAACCCGTTTACACTAGCGAAATAGACGCATTTGGTGCTTTCATCCCTGACGGTACTTATCAGTTAACTGAAGAATACGATCGTTATACCGAGACTAATCGTTGGTTTAATTTAGAGTATGTTGTCAGTCATCTCATTGTTCCTGTTGCGGTTTCCGTATTGGCAACTTTCATCACAATCCATTTTTTAACTTAATTACTGCTAGTGTGATCAGCGTTCCAATTAGCCCAGCTATAAGCGGAACAACATATTCAATTAGTATGTGTTTGAATTTATCCATTTCTTCTCCCTCTTCAGCTCTCTATATAGTCGACTATATATTTTGATTATCAAAAGAACCAACTATATCTTCTACATCACATTCAAGAGCTTTTGCAATTTTCATTAATGTGCTAACGCTAGATTCCTTGAGTGCACCACTTTCTAATCGACTAATAGTGATTCTGCCCACGCCTGACTTCTGGGATAGTTCCTCTTGATTTAACCCTTTTTCTTTCCTGATTTCTTTTAGATTTGTAAAGTCCATGTCCTACCTCCTTGCCTGAATTATAGTCGACTATAAATTTTATGTCAAGAGCTTTTTATAGTTGACTGTACTTTTTTTATTTTGTATAGTTAACTATACGAAGAGGAGGATTAATCATGCACTTAGGTGATGTAATTTACAATTTCAGAATGGCACATAATAAAATGTCTTTAATGGAATTTGCTAAACTTGCAAAATTATCTACAGCCTATATAAATCAACTTGAAAGAAATATTAATCCTAAAACTGGAGAATCTATCGTTCCTTCATTGGAAACTTTTTACAAGGTTGCTAATGCAATGGATATTTCTTTAGATGAACTGTTAAGTAAAGTTGATGAAAACCAACCTGTTGGATTGAACGGAGTACAGAGCTACGAAAAGCCATATAGCTCCGAACGCCCTCTCCCATCGAACATCATTACTCCTTCTGCTCATGCTGTTCCCATACTTGGAACTATTTGTGCAGGCAGTGGCGTTTACTGCGAGGAAAACTTCGAGGGATATTTCTATGTGGATCGCACTATCAAGGCTGATTACTGTCTCAAGGTTAAAGGAGACTCTATGATAGATGCCGGCATATATGATGGCGATGTTGCTTTTATACGTAAAGAATTTGACTATGAAGATGGTGAGATATATGCGGTGTGCTGGGGAGCGGAAGAATCCGCCTCTCTCAAGAAGCTATACAAGGTAGATAATAGAATTATGCTGCAACCTTGCAATGCTGAATACTCCGCTATACTTGCTGATGCAGACGATGTATGCATAGTTGGTGAATGTGTGGGCACTTACCATGCAAGGTAAATAATGTTTATTAAGGGTATTGGATATTACTACATCAAATTATCAATCGAAACGAAAGGAGACCATTATGGAATTTTCAGATCTGTTAAAAGAACACATTGCTCACGTACAAAAATATAGAGATGTTGTTCAGAACGAGGAACAGACAAAGCAAGCTTTAATTATGCCTTTTTTTAAGGTGCTAGGCTATGATGTTTTAAATCCAAATGAATTTGTTCCAGAGTATACAGCAGACGTCGGTATCAAAAAAGGTGAAAAAGTGGATTACGCAATTATCATTGATGATAAGCCTCTTATTCTCGTTGAGTGTAAAAGTGCTCAGGATAACCTCGATCGCCATAGCTCACAACTATATAGATATTTTGGAACAACTGATGCGCGATTTGGAATCCTCACCAATGGAGTTATATATAAGTTTTACAGTGATTTAGATCAGAAAAACAAAATGGATTCTACACCCTTTCTTACAATAGATTTAGAGAACTTACTCGATAGAGATATTCCGGAGCTGCAAAAATTTACGAAAGATGCGGTGGATGTATCACGTATATTGGATAGTGCAGAGACACTTAAGTACAGCAAATTGATAAAGGACTGGTTTGCTACAGAAATGGAATCTCCTTCTCCTGAGTTTGTAAAAGGTGTTTTAAATGCAGGTATATATCATGGTGCCAAAACACAAAATGTCATTGATAAATTTACCCCAATAGTCAAAAAAGCAGGAGCTCAATACATAAATGATCTTTTAAATAGTCGCATCAAAACGGCACTTGCTAAAGACGAAGATGAATCTACATTAACAGACTCTTCGCCAGAAGTTCCTGAAAAAAATAATAGTGTTGAAATTGAAACAACACTTGAAGAACTCGAAGCTTTTGCAATCATAAAAGCAATACTGCGCCAAACTGTTGATAGCAGCAGAATATTTTATAAAGATACTCGCGCATATTTTGGAATTTTACTCGACAATAACACTTGGAAATGGATATGTCGTGTATATTTACAACGCTCTGTAAAATATCTCGTAATTGCTGGAGAAAACAAAGAAGGCATCCGATACAATATCGAAAACATAGATGATATATATAACCATGCTGACAAAATAGTTGAAGCTTGCACAAGGTATTTATAATAAACCGTTATTAAAAACTTATTAAAAATTTAAATATATTTGCTATTGAAACCCCTATTTCCTGATGGTATAATGTGTAAACGAATTAAATGAGCGGGCGAGGTGTCGCCCTACCAAAAGGAACTTGGAGTAATCCGGGTTCCTTTTGTGTTATATGTGAGGTATATATGGATAAAGGATTTACTACATTTGAAAGACAAATAGATATTTTAAAATATCGAGGTCTTATCATAGAAAATGAAGAAGCTGCTATGGATGCCTTAAAAAGATATGGTTACTATAATATTATCAATGGATATAAAGACCCTTACATCACTATTGTTGATGGTAATGAACGTTATAGACCTGGGACTACTTTTGAACAGATATACGCGTTATATTTATTAGATAGGCAACTGCGTAATGTTGTTATGAATGCCATGTTAGATGTCGAGGATCATTTGAAAACTGCTACAGCTCATGTTATTGCAGAAGCTTTTACTGCTGATCAAAACAGTTACCTAGATAAAAACAATTACAGACAAGGAAAAAGAATTGGAAATTCTTCTGATTATTCGATAGACCCACTGTTTAACAAGTTTCATAAAATAATTCATGATGAGGTTCAACCTGTAAAGCATTATCGTGAAACATATTGCAATGTTCCTCCTTGGATTCTTCTCAAAGAAGCTAGTTTCGGTAATATTGTAAATTTCATTAAACTACAAAAAGGACCTCAAAAAAGGAAGATTATATCATTAATATACAATTTCCCTGAGCCTCTAATTCTTTCAAATAATGATGTTTACAACTTGTTTATGGATACATTGTTCGTTTGCCTTGATTATCGTAATTGCGCAGCACACGGTGGTCGACTTTATAACTTCGAATCAAAATCTAAATTTAGATACAACTCGCTTTTGCACGGTACGATGAAAATCAATTCTTCTGATTTCCGTACTGGAAAGGGGCATACTGGGCTAATGTCATTAGTTAATGCACTCAGTTTTTTCGATAACAATAACATATCGCTAATGCTTAGAGTCGGACTTGAATATTGGGCGGAAGAACATTTGAAAAAATTTCCAAAAGATAAAATGTATCTATCAGAATATTTACCTATCGGTATTGATTAAACACAAAAACAGCCATCCCCGCACCAACAGGAACAGCTGTATCTCTGGCATCATTGCGATACACAAATCTTAAAGTAAAGTGTATCAATGATGCCTTGTTATTACAAGCAAAGCATTTTTTTGCCCTTGAAAACAAGGAGATAGGTATGTACATTATAAAGCTTAGCACAAATAAATATAGGGCAACTCTTTCCAAAACAGTTAATGGTAAAAGGAAAAGATATACTAAGACATTTACAACATCAAAAAAGAAAGATGCTGTTAAGATGGCACAGGAGTGGGAATCAACGATTATGTGCAAGGTTTCAACTGATTGTTCTATTAGTGAGCTATTGGATGTTGTCTGGAGTACCGTGATAAAAAATAAATCTCCTAATACTGTTGACGGCTATACTTTATGCAAAGAACGCATTGTAAAAACATTAGATGATATTCCGGCAAGAGATCTCTCACCTCGTATCATACAGCATTGGATTGATAAGCTATCTAATAGTGAAATTAAATCTATCTCTAGAAACAAGCGCACATATTCACCTAAGACCATTAAAGAAACTTACTTTGTATTGTCTCGTTGTTTCTCTGTTGCTGTAGCCTGGGAATTATTGCCTAGTAGTCCTTGCCATGACATTGTTCTTCCTATAAATAATAAAAAGGAAGCTCATATTTTAAGCCCAAATGACTTAAGCCTCTTCATCAACGGACTTGATACGCTACCACTTGATAGTAAGGTATTGTTTGAGCTAGCTCTTTTTTGTTCCCTCCGCAGAGGTGAAATTTTAGGGATTAAAGACGAGCCAATCGGAAGTAAGATTGTAATAGATAAAGCCAGGTACAGGACAAAGCATGGCATCGATTTTGTAAAGGAACCAAAGACAAAATCAGGAATAAGAATTTGCTCTATTCCGGATTTTGTTAAATCTGATATCGAGAATTTACGCAATTATCATAATGACGAAAAGAAAAGACTAAGATCCGCATGGATAAACAGCAGCTATCTTATTAAAGCAGCTGACGGCTCTCCAATTGCACCGCATGCAGTTGGGCAACGATTAACGCGTTATGCGAAAAAGATAGGGATCGATCACGTAACATTCCACCAATTGCGACACACTTATGCATCCATAGTTGCTAGCAGTGGTACTGATTTAGTCACTTTATCCCAGCTTATGGGCCATTCAAATAAATCAACCACTCTATCAATCTATACACATTTGTTTAAGGATGAAGCAGAGGTGGGGAGAAATGTTGCAAATATGTTTGATGGCATGATTCAAAGCATGACAAAAAGTCACGAATAA